GTTGCGGCAAGGCTACGAGCGTTCTCTACCTGTGGGCTGTTTTTCAAGGGATTCAATTCAAGCGTGGCGCGGCACGGCATGGCACGGCAGGGCGAGGCATGGTAAGACAAACTAAAAAAGGAGGCAGTATGTTTAAAAGTTTGATCGTGGATAATCAAAAAAGGGGAAGTGTAGCTGTCAAAGGCGGAAGTAAAGGCAGAGGTGATGTAACAAATTCTCTTGGTTACGCTGTATATAAAGTAAACCCTACAAAAAGGAAAAAGAATAAACACGCCCAACCTCAAGCCGTGTTTTTGATAGGGATTAACCTGATGAAAGAGGCCAGACTTATTTTGGGCGATAGGATGGATGTTTTATATGATGACGAATCTAAATTGGGTCTTTTGAAAAGATTACCAAGCGATTCGGTATATGGTAATAAATTATCCAAAGCGGGCGGTAAATCGTATTGCAAACTCCATGTAGCTGGCACAGAGGCATTTCCATTAATTTCTCATATCATTAGCCTGGAAAATGTTACTATTGCCCCAGATGGATTATTATTTGTATGGCCTGAAGATAAAGAAAAAAAATGACATGACCGAACTCATTAAACTTATTCAGCAACTTGCTTCCCTGAAATTCTGGGGGGAGTTGTTGATCAAGTATGAAAATGGTAAGATCGTGCTTGTAAAGAAGACGGAGAACATAAAAATGTAAACGAGTAAACAAAATCGAATAATTTGGTATCGGAACAACCGGGCCAGTATGGGAGAAATCCCTGCTGGCCTTTTTTATTTCACAAGGAGGTGAAAGGAAATGGCAACCGCATTAATGAATCTTGAAAAGATATGTGAGCCGGTGTTCGGCATCACCTCTCGCCGATACCGGCAACTCGAAAAGGACAACATTGTCCCCAAGATAGCCAATGGCGAGATTGATTTCCCAAGGGCAGTCAAGATGCTGCTCGACTATTACCGGAAACTCGCCGAAGGGCAGGGCAGTCTATCCCTGACAGACGAACGGGTTCGCCTCACCAAAATCAACGCAGACCGGAAAATGCTGCAACTCAAAAGAGAGGAAGGCAAACTTTGGGATGCCGAGGTGGTGTCTTTGTTAATTGGTGGTTTGCTTAGGGTGATGAATTCTAAGCTTTCTGCTATCCCTGTCAAGCTCGCGCCTCTCGCCAGAGCAACGGCAAGTGACATGGAGGCGAAAGAAATCATAGATAAATTTATAAGTGAGGTGAAAGCTGAAATTGCAGATACAAAACTCAAAGAGATATTTGATGAAATCGAAAGAGTGGTTGGGAATAAGCCAACTCTTAAGCATGTTAAGGCCGCGCCCAAAGCTAAGCGTGTCAGAGTGGGCCGACAGAGAAAGGGTGCTAAGCCCGGAAAGTAGCGCTGAACATGGGAAATGGTATACGGAAAGGGTTCCATACCTCAAGGAGGTTATGGATGCCTTTAATGACCCTGAGATTGAGACGGTGGTGGTGATGGCGTCTGCACAATCGGCCAAAACTGAAGCCCTGAATAATTGTGTGGGATATTACATGGATCAGGACCCGTCCCCGATTCTGATTGTGGAACCGACCCTTGATGTGGCCAAATCATGGAGTAAAGACCGCCTTACACCTATGCTCAGGGACACACCCGCGCTAAAAGGCAGGGTATCGGATGCCCGCAGCAAAGACCCGGATAGTACATTGCTTCATAAGGTCTTCCGGGGAGGGCATTTAACCATTGCAGGCGCAAATTCAGCCGCCTCTCTACGTGCCCGTCCCATCCGTATTCTGCTTTGTGATGATATAGATGCCTTCCCGGTATCTGCAGGTGCTGAAGGCGATCCCATTGACCTTGCCAAGAAGCGCACAACAACTTTCTGGAATAGAAAAATAGGACTATTTTCAACGCCCACTCTCAAGGATTCCTCGCGAATTGAACTCGCCTATAGCATATCCGATAAGCGGAGGTATTATGTCCCATGCCCCACCTGTGGTGAATACCAGATTATGCTATTTACGCAGGTAATGTGGCCGGAAGGCGCACCCATGCAGGCCGTGTATCACTGTATCCATTGCAACGCCCCTATTACCGATAACGAGAAGTTAAAGATGTTGAAACAAGGTGAATGGAGGGCAGAAGGCACAAAAGGCAAGATTGCAGGTTTCTGGTGGAATGAATTAACAAGCCCATGGGTCACTTTTGCAAATATGGCCGTCCGGTTCGTCGAAGCGCAGAAAAACGTTGAAACCCTGCGTGTCTTTATAAACACTTCCCTTGCTGAGACCTGGGAAGAGAAGTATGAGACTATCGATGAGGGGCATTTGATGGACAGGCGCGAGAATTACGGTCCGGAGATACCTCTTGAATGTGGGGTGTTGACCTGCGCCGTTGATGTTCAGGGTGATCACCTTGAAGCGGAGGTTGTCGGCTGGGGTAAGGGCAAAGAGTCCTGGGGCATCGAACACAAAATATTAGAAGGCGATCCTTCCCGGCCTGAAGTATGGCTACAGCTTGATGAATATTTGAAGGGCACATGGATGCATGTATCCGGGATAACCCTCAGAATTTTTGTTGTTTGCATTGATTCCGGCTATCTGCCCGACCAGGTCTACACTTTCGTTAAAAATAAGGCCGCCAGGCACATTATCGCCATCAAAGGTTCATCATCCCCATCAATGGCGAAGATCATCAGTGACCGCCCGACACATGGCCACAGAAAGAGCGTGCAGGGCAAAACAACGCTCTATACGGTAGGCACATCGAAAGCGAAAGAGGCAATATACACCCGTTTACGGGTAAAACTACCCGGCCCTGGGTATATGCACTTCCCGGCACAATATACCAAAGATTATTTTGAGCAGTTGACTGCAGAGAGGCAGAAGTTGGTCTACCGGCACGGGTACCCTGTCAGAATATGGGAAAAAAAGAAGAATGTCCACAACGAGATACTCGATATCAGGGTTTATAACCTTGCCGCCCTGTCATATCTGGAACAGTTTACCAGTTTCAATCTGGACAAGACGGTTGATGTTTTGTTGGAAATGTACAAAGTAATGACCGAGAAAGGGGAAACTATCGTGCAGGTTACACCGCAGCCGATACGACAGCAAGTTCGACAAGGCCGCAGGGTCAGAAGTCAAGGCATAGGGGCGATATGACGACCAAAATTATCCCCGATAAAAAGTATTTCCGTGTTGATGAGGTGGCGGAGATATTTGATATGAAACCCGTGACCATTTACAAGATGATTGCACGGGGAAAAATAAAGGTGGCGGATTTATCGGGTAGCCGAAGCATCAGGATACCGAGGGATAGCGTTGAAAAAATGGTAAAAGGGAGGCAGAAACATGAATAACGATGACAAAAGGTGGTTGAAGGTTGTGGATGAAGAAACAAGAATCCGCATAGACCGGATAACAGGATATAAAATTGAGAAATGTTTTGTAGATGACATGACAAAAGAACTACAATACAGCGAAATGGGATGGGTTGGGACTAAAAACATGTTCACTGTTGGTATTCGCCCCAAAAAGGAAGTTTACAAGGTAATGGGAGAATATCTCAACGAATGGTATGTGCTCTACGTCGGAGCTACAAAACAGCACGCCATAGATTGGCTGACCGAATTAACAGAGTAAGGAGACTATAAGCATGATTATTAATTGCAAGGAGTGTCCAAAGAAAAAGGATGATCTGCATCGCTTGAGATGTGAAATGTGCGTATGCCAGTTGCAGAAGGAAATTGAGAAATTGAAGGCCGAGCTTGAAAGGTGGTACCACAGATCAAGACATTCAAACGATTAAGGAGGGGTTATGTGGATAGTTATAGGATTGATAGCGGTCATTGCATTTTTGATTGGTGTGTGTGCGGGTGTGATGATTGCCGGGTCTGGGGTATTGGATGAGATACCAGATGGGGAGAGAAAGAAAAGAGAAAAGAATCCATTTTAATAGGAGGCAATGGACAAAATGAAAAAGCAATTAACCAATTCAAAACTTGAAATTATCTATCTTCCTGTCTCTTCCCTTGTGAAGTTACCGGGGGCTTTTTTTGCCGTTTTTCTTTTTTACTCTAAAAATATAAGTCCTTAAATTACGCTAACTTACAAAATCTTAAAAAAACTACTATTTTTTAACCCTCCCAAACTTATAAATATGTAGAATCATTAAGTAATAAATTTTCACTTACCCGAAAAAACACTCTACCATTTATATCTGGTAGTCTCCTCTATACACACCAAAAAATTATTTGTGATATTCATTTTTCATGGCTGGAATTTCACTCGCGCAAGCAGAGGCAAAACTTATTTTATGGTTATCGGCCGATGACTCCATATCCTCAGGGAAATCTTACTCAATAGGCACCCGTAGCCTCACTTATCAAGACGCAAACGAAGTCAGGGAAAACATAAAGTTTTGGGATCAAAAGGTTCAAAGACTTTCCCGTGGAGGTTTAAGAATCAGAGGCGGTACGCCATGCGGGTAAAAGGGGATAGACAGGTATGAAATACAAAGCCCGTGCAGGTCGAAAGACCATCGAATTTGAAGACAATGCCATTGACCGGTTTGTCAATTTCGTTGACCCGATAAGAGGAGCAAGGCGTTTAAAATCTCGCCTTACCCTTGCACTGTCCGGGCAATATTTTGGCGCCTCAACATCAAGACGGTCGTTGGCCGAATGGAAACCGATAGATAGTGATCCTGATTCAACTTTGCAATTCGACCTTGATCGATTAAGACAGCGATCCCGTGACTTGATCCGTAATATCCCCATTGCCACCGGCGCAATTAATACCTGCTGCACAAATGTCGTGGGTAGTGGCCTGCAATTACAAGCACGGATTGACCGGAGTATCCTGAAAATCACAGATGAACAGGCGGACGCATGGGAATCAAGAGTTGAATCAGAATGGTCCCTCTTCTGGGATACCTGTGAAGTTGATGCCGCCCGTACGTTAACCGGCTCAGGGCTTACGGAACTCGTATTCAGGCAGGCGCTGGAAAATGGCGAATCCTTTATTAACCTTCCCCGCATCAGGCGGGCATCGCCTTATGACCTGAAATTACAGATTATCGAAGCTGACAGGATATGCAATAAAGACAACACGGGCGATACCGAAACCCTTTTTATGGGCATCAACAAAGACGCCTACGGGGCCCCGATAGCATATCACGTCTGCAATAATTTCCAATATACGACCAAACCGCAGGCGACTCTGACATGGCAGATTATCCCTGCTTATGGCAGCAAGACCGGGCTTAAAAATATCATTCATTTATTCCGGCCATTAAGACCGGGACAGACAAGGGGCATCCCCTACCTCACGCCAGTTGTTGAATCCCTGAAAATGCTTGGCCGGTATACCGAATCAGAACTTATGGCGTCGGTTATCTCGTCAATGCTGACTATCTTCATCAAGACGGAGGCCGGGGAATCCAGTTTTGACCCATCGGAACTTGGCTCAGAAACAGGTGCAAAAGCAGGGGATAAAGATGTAAAGCTCGCCCCCGGTGCAATCATAGACCTGGCCAAAGGTGAAGATATTACAACGGTTAATCCATCTCGACCCAACGCAGCCTTTGACCCATTCATGCAGGCGGTATTGAGGCAGGTAGGCGTTGCCCTTGAAATACCCTTTGAAGTTTTGATTAAGCACTTCACCGCCTCGTATTCGGCGGCACGCAGCGCATTGCTTGAAGCCTGGAAGTTCTTTAATACCCGCCGTCAATGGCTTGCTCTGAACTTTTGCCAACAGGTCTATGAAGTTTGGCTCTACGAGGCCATCGCATCGGGCAGAATCGCGGCGCCGGGGTATTTCAATGACCCGCTTATCAGGAAGGCATACTCCACGGCCGAATGGGTAGGCCCCAGCCAAGGCCAAATTGATCCGGTCAAGGAAGTGTCGGCGGCAGAAAAAAGACTCAACCTTTCATTGTCTACCCATGCGCAGGAAACATCAGCAATAGGCGGCGACTGGGATGCCAACATAAAACAAATCAAAAAAGAACGCTCACAGATGGAAGCGGCAGGGATAAGCCCGGACGTGAAACCAGTAACACCACAGCAGCCAACACAGCCACAAGACGAAAACAACCAGCAGGGAGGTAATGACCTTGAAAATACTTGATATACTCACGAGTCCTTGGGCCATCATCCCTGAGAAATTAGGCGAGATACAGGCCATATATTTCACTCATCTTCGCGGGGACAAGATCGACATAAAAGGCATCGAAGCGCAGCTCGGGAAACCTCTCGTCAATGAGCAAAAACCCTACCAGATTGTCAACGGCGTCGCATTAATCGAACTGAACGGCATTATCGCTAAACGCATGAATATGTTCACGCAGATCTCCGGAGGGGTATCAACACAGATAGCTATCAGGGATTTCCGGCAGGCATTTGCAGACCCGGAGGTTAATGCAGTTATCCTTGTAATAGACTCTCCTGGCGGCACGGTAGACGGTACTGAAGAACTTGCAAATGCCGTATATGAGGCACGCAGGGCAGATACAAAGCCCATTGTCACATATGCAGACGGACTTATGGCATCGGCAGCCTACTGGATAGGCGCAGCAGCAGATAGAATATATATCAATGGCAACACGGCGCAGGTCGGTTCAATCGGCGTTGTTGCAACCCATATTGATTACAGTCAGTATGAGGCCAAGATCGGTGTCAAGACCACAGAAATCTATGCAGGGAAATACAAACGTATAAACTCGGAATATGCCCCGCTCACAAAGGAAGGCAAGCAGTATATCCAAGATCAAGTTGATTATTTTTACTCAATTTTTGCAAACACGATGGCTCGGTACAGACCTGAAAAGCTCCAAATACCAGCGGATGACGGTGCTATTCCCTGGGCGGACGGCAAGGTCTTTATTGGTCAGCAGGCGATAGAGAACGGGTTGGTGGACGGTGTAAAATCGCTCGAAGAACTCATATCAATGCTCTCGCAGGGTGGAAAGGCCATGATTTTCCGGGAGCAAATCAACGAAGAAACTGAAAGGAGGATACAAAATGGACTACACAGCAGAAAGTCTTAAACAGGCTTATCCTGAAATCATCCCGGCGATGGAAAAGGCCGCTTTTGACAAGGGTTTTGCCGAAGGCTTGGCAAAGGGGACAGATGACGGGTTGAAGGCAGGATCAGAGAAGGAACGGTCAAGAATCAAGGCGGTAGAAGATAGTTCTCTCCCCGGGCATGAAGCCCTCATTGCATCAATGAAATATGACGGCATCACCACGGCAGAGACGGCAGCGATAAAGATTTTACGGGCAGAAAAGACGCTCAGAGAAACCAAACTCGAAGCCTACAAGGAGGATTCCCCGAAGCCGGTTGCAACCGTTGACGCTGCAGCATCCGAAGCCAAACGGGAAGATAAACCGAAAGCCGGTGAACTCCCCACAGATGAACAGATGAAGGCGGCATGGGATAAAGACAAGGCGCTCAGGGCAGAATATGGCAATGACTTCGCCGCTTACAAGGCATTTACAGAAGAAGATGCCGCAGGCCACGTCAAGATTTTTGGCGATAAAGAAGGAGGTAAATAATTATGGCACAATCAGCCGATCTCGCAAGAACATACGAAATTGGAGTTATTAACACGTTGCCGGTTTATGGAACGACAACTCTTTACAGGGGCGTGGCAGCCGGTGAGGTTTCCGGTTATATACGCGCTCTCGTGGCAGGCGATCCCTTCCGCGGCTTTGTGGATGCATATGTAACCAACGTGGTGAATGCGCTCACGGGCGATACAGGAGCTTCCGGGGCAAAAAGCGTCAACCTGATAACCGATGGGTTACTGCGCATCACGCTTACCGGCGTAGCCATCACCGATGTAGGCAAGCCTGTGTATATGAGCGATGATGAAACCTTCACGCTCACCCAGGGTACCAATTCCCTTGTCGGTTATGTGTACCGGTATGTCGCAGCCAACACATGTGTTATCACATTCGGCGGTAAAGCTGAAACCCAGGCTTCGGCAGTCGATACAACGGCAGTTACGCCGGTTATTGTGACAAACACAACGGAGACAGTAGCCTCGGTTAATGCGATTATCACAAAATTGGCATCGGTAGTCGCGGCTCTCAACACTCTAATCGGGGAGAACAAAGGTTAAAGTATGACGGTTGAAACCGCATATGTAGTTTTTTGCGCTGCTGGGTTGCCCTTCTGGGTGATCCAGCAGCCTTTAGGAGGCCGCTCAATACCTTTTGTGCTGGCATCGTGCGCCTATGTCATTTATCTGATTTTCTCAGGCGTCAATATCCCCATGGATAATATAACCCTGATAACGGGGTGTATTGCCGCATGGCTCACAGCCTCGCTCGTCTGGACTGATACAAAGCAAAGTATTTTTGAATTATTTAACATGCTCTCATACTTTTTACTATTTACCGCCGCCCGTAAAGTCCCGATTGGGATAACTGCCCTTACTGTATTTGCAACAGGCGTGGCTTTTGCATCGGTGCAGATGTACCGGACGGCAAAACATAATCTTCCGGAGGATACATTTTTCTGTCTCGGCAACGGCAACCATACCGCCGCCTTTATGCTTATCAGCCTTTTTGCCGGGGCATGGCTCACAATCAATTTATCAATATGGATTTTGCCTTTTGTCCTGCTCATCGCCTCCGCCCTTTTCCTGACGAGATGCAAAGGTGCGATTCTCGGCGTTATCGTCGGAGCAATTATTACTTTATGCGTGGCCGGTATGTGGCAGGCAGCGGCATTGATATGCCTTGCAGTAATGGCATTTGGCCTAAGGCGATATACCTCAATCCCAAATCTCAAACGGTCAACATGTGGCAGGATATTCCTCTATCTCGGCGCCGTTGAAATGATTATAAAACGTCCCGTCACCGGGTGGGGATTGAATATGTACCGGAAGGAGCTCCCGGACATTAATGCTAAAATTATAAGAAGCCCGATATATAGGAAAATATCAGAGAAGGCAAATATTGATCTGCCGAACCGCTCACACCGGGTGCACAATGACCATCTTGAATTGATGGCAGAGTTGGGAATCCCCGGTTATGTCCTATTTGTATATCTCTTTTTGCATATTACATATGACCCCATCGCGCTTGGTTTGCTTGCCGCCTTCGCAATATGCGCCTGTTTTTTCTTCCCATTGCGAGAGGTCCATACCGCCGCTCCGTTCTGGGCAGTCATGGGGTCGGTTGCCGGTGGCACAATATCAGCCGTTCACCTTCCATGGCTGGTGATAGTGATTATAGCCTGCATTATTTTCGCCGTCATAATCCAGACTTTAAGGGTGTTCCTCGGCCAATGGTATTCGGAAATGGCGAGAACTAAACCCAATATCACCGAAAAGGAAAAACTCGAATTCATCGACACAGCATTATTGCACGTCCCGTATAACACCGGCTATCTGTCTGATGCCGCCTATTATTATTCTAAAGTAGACCCGGTGAAAGCCTTTTTCTATGCCGCGAGAGGGCTATTACATTATGACGGCGGGCGAGTGAAACAGGGCATATACGATATGTTTGCACGCACATTGATTGGCGCGACGGAATCAAAAGTATGTCATGCGGTAGAGGATAAAGCGCTCTACCTGGACCCTGAATTTGCACCGGCAACGGTGATTAAAAATTATTTATTCAAAAAGAGGCGGCAAAATGATTGAGCGATATGCCAGCATCCAGGACATGCTTTTTATATGCCTTGTTGTAGGCAGCTTTTTGAAGATATACCAATTTTTTAAGGAGGGAAAATTTAAGAAGTAGGCAGGAATCAAGTAAAGGCGCACCCGTGGCGGTAGTCCATGGTGTAACACAGGACAGGGCGTCCTTGTTGGCGTGAATGGAATTTAAAGCACAAAAAACAAGGAGGTACACACCATGGATCAATATCCAGGAATTACAAGTAAAGGTGTTATCGGCATGTTTTATGCCGCATTGAGACAGGATTTAGGCATGACATGGATCCCACGGATTGCAATGCCATTCGACAGCAATCAGGAAACGGAAACCTATAAATGGCTCGGTATGGTACCTGCCATGAGAGAATGGGTGGGCGGCAGGCAGGCCAAGGGGTTGAGAGAGAATGGCATCAGCATCACCAACAAGAAATATGAGGCCACTCTCGAAGTCAACGTTGATGATCTCAGAAGGGACAAGACCGGACAGTTAAGGGTCAGGATAGCAGAACAGGCAAGGCGGGCAAATGCTCACTGGGCATCTCTCCTGTCAACCCTGATTCTCAACGGCCCGTCCGCTTTATGCTATGACGGTCAATATTTTTTCGACACAGACCACAGTGAAGGTTCCAGCGGCTCACAGAGCAATCAGATTTCTCCTGACATTTCGGCCCTGCCCTGCGCAGTCCATGGCACTACCACAACCCCCAGCCGTGAGGAAGCAGTACAATCAATCCTTCAGGGTGTTTCTGCAATCCTCGGATTTCTCGATGACCAGGCAGAACCAATGAATGAAGAGGCTGCTCAGTTCGTGGTCATGGCAGCCCCGCAGAATCCATTATATCTGTGCTTACAGGCAGCAATCGTGCTCGATAATCTTGCAGCTGGCGTGGCCAACATTATCCCGTCAAGTGGATTCAATATCTCGATTGTGCCAAATGCTCGCCTTTCCACATGGACAGATAGGTTCGCCATCTTCCGCACAGATGCCCAGGTGAAACCCTTCATCAAACAGGAAGAACTGCCTATTGTGATGAGCGCAAAGGCAGAGGGCAGCGAGTTCGAATTCGACAGCGATAAACACCAGTATGGTATCAAAGCATCAAGAAACGTTGGTTATGGTTACTGGCAGGAGGCTTGTGAAGTCATTCTGGTATAACCAGACAATAATAAATCGGACGGGGGTTCAAAGCAGCCCCCGCCCCCTTAAAAAAGGAGCGTTATGGAACTTTACAGAGTAACAAAACCAGTCGAGCTTAACACGGGATTGAGAATCAAATTGACGCAGGAGCAGGCAGTACCGAGGCTTTCGTGTTTGAAACCACTGAAGGCTGATAAATACGAAATTAAGCGGCCCGTGCAGTTTAAGCGTGGGGAAGTGATAGGCATTGAGGAAGCGTTTATAAAACCCTTCCTCGGTATGCTTGAAGTCGCTGAACCACCATCTCCACAGAAGGCCGCAAAAAGATAAACGGAGGGCAGGCAATGAGTCCAATGATTAAGACTGAAGATGGTTGGAAGGTTGATAAACCGGCATTGTTGGCATACCTGATAACACTTATAGCCGGGGGGTGCTTAACCTTCACCGGTGCATTCTTGGGTTGGCAGTACACACAGCGAGACCACGAGAATAGAATAGGGAAAATGGAAACATTATCGGCTGAACATTCCAGACGCATCACTGAGAACGAGAAGTATATCGCGGTAGATATAAAGGATACTGAATGGTTCAAGGTTACATTCTCGGAGATAAAGGCATCATTAAAGGACATTCGGCAAGATCAGAAAAGACGGGAAAGGACAGGGCAATAATGGGGGAACAATGCCAAATCCCATTTATGAAGTCTGGAAGAAGGCAAGTGGAGAAGAGCGAACCGATTTTATCATTCTCATTTGTTCGTTTTACAAACGAATGCTCTGTATGTCCATGCAGCACCTGGGGAAATGTATGAAAGACCCGAAGGAGAAATAACATGATTAACTGGCTTACAACGAATTGGTTGATGGTGGCGGTGATATTATACGCTGTAGCAAGTGAGGCGATAGGGATGTTGCCTATCCAAAGTAACAGCGTGGTTCAACTTGTGTTGAGGGTGCTCGGCAGGGTCAGCGGAAGGGTATAAGGAGGCATAAATGCTAAGTATATTATTATCAGGAGTCTTGGGATTATTCACAAGTTTTTTGCCTGAAGTATTTAAATTCTTTACTCAGAAACGGGACCAGGAACACGAGATAACAATCCTGAAAATGCAGGCAGATCGAGAGATAAAGATGGCAGAACTGGGCCATGTTCAGAAGATGGAAGAAATAAACACCGAGGCTGACATAAGGGAATCTGAGGCTCTTTATAAATCGGCAGAGGTTAAAATCACGGGAGTCAAATTTATTGACGGCGCTCTTGCGTTCTTAAACGGAACAGTAAGGCCGGTTGTGACTTATTTATTTGTCTTCTTTTATATCGGGATAAAGATGGCTCAATATCATTCAATGTCTATCCAGGGTATTCCCTGGGAGAAAGGCGTGATGCTGTTGTGGGGAGAGTTTGATTGCAGTGTTCTTATGCTAACCCTCAGTTTTTTCTTCGGGGCACGACAGGCAAACAAGGTGTTTAAGCTGAAATGAGGCACATCACCATAAACGGATTAGAGTTTACCAAAGGGTGGGAAGTCTACAAAGGGAATCCTTATGACGACGGCTATGGTTACATCACCTGGGGATATGGCCATTGCAGAAGAGGGAATGAGCCTATACCGGAATATGTATCTGAAGATGATGCCTTGATATTGCTTGCAAAGGATGTCGGGATAGCAGAGCGGGCAGTATTGAGATATATCAATGTCCCTCTTGATGATGGTCAGTTTGACGCTATCGCAAGCATGACATTCAATGCCGGCAATGGGGCATTACAGAGGAGCCGGATAAGGATGTTGGTCAATCGTGGTGAATATGAGGCTGCTGCCGAAATGTTCCCTAAGTCATTTATAACGTCGAATGGGATTAAATCTAAAGGCTTAATCAGGCGCAGACTTGCAGAACAATCATTATTCAGGAGCCAATAAAATGACCCTAAAGGCACAACTTACTACAGACCTGAGCGTATTTTTCGACACGAATGAATTCGCCGAAACTGTGACCTATAACGCTGCTCCAATCATCGGCATTCCAGATTATGGGGCAGACCAAGATTCGAACGACTCCGATAGCATGACCAAGGCAACCATATTTGTGAAGGCATCCGATGTACCGGCCCCCAAATATCGGGATACCGTTATTATCAATTCGATTGTTTGGAACGTCCTAAACATTACTGAGGGCGACGGGTACGTATGGAAATTGAATCTATACCGTGATGAGAGGCCGCACTTATGAGCTTTATAACCTGTCATCTTAATGAGTTTTTTAAAGAATTTGACAATGACAATAAGGCTCGCATTAAGGCCGGTCAAACGGCTGTAAAGGTTGAGGGTTTCCGATTAAGAATGCTCTTGAAGAAAGAATTAGCCGCCGGAACTCCAGGGGGCAAACCATTTGCACCATCCAGAGAGATTTCAAAAGCACTGAGAGTTAAAAATAAAACAAAACCTCCTCTCTACAATCTATCAAAAGTAGTCCGGTATAATGTGGCAAACAAAGAACCGTACAAAGTTGAAATAGGTTTTGTGGGCGACATATCAGCGTCTTACAAAAGCATTGCCGCACGGAACATCGAAGGTTTTTCGCACCCGGTCACCGATGATGTTAAATACCAATTATGGCTCGCAGGGCAGGGATTACGGAAGAGAAAAAAACAAGAGGCAAAATATTTCTTTCTAAGACCGTCCACAACACAGTTTAAAAATCCCATTAGAGATATTATTGTCCCCTTCTGGGCGGCTCATCAATCCGAGGCCATGCCGAATATTCAGAGTAACTTTGAGCGCAAGATGAGAGGCGAGAGGATATGAGCAATATCAACACCATGATCGATAATTGGAAACTAATCATTGCCAACGACCAGACTTTGAAGACCTGGACGCAGGCGACATATGCCAAAGACCCTATACTCTATGTCGGGATTGATGAAAGAGATAGACCCCCCGATGCAGATTATCCATGTATATTGCTTTATCCCGGACGCAAAAGCTCAGGGTACCAAAGAGAAGCCATAGAACATATTATCGGAGTATCGACAGCGGTGCAGAATGCGAAACGTGAGCCATATCTCAAAGAACTCCCCGGATTAGCAGAAGGGACAAATTCAGCGACATTAAAAACTACAGCGGATTGCACATACAACATCGCAGGAGTAGATTATACCAAAGACATTACCGACAACATAGCCATGACCGCCGCCGCAGAACAGGCAATATCCATTTATTGCTATTATCTCATAAGCATAGACACAACCGGGGCCGTGACTGTAACCAAAGGCACAGACTCCACCACAGCGGCGGAGGCGGCGATTGCTATGCCTGCGCTTCCTGCAAACAGCGCACCCCTCGGCACGATATTAATCCAGACAGACGGCTCGCATACTTTCACATCCGGCACGACTGATCTGTCGGCAGCCGGCATCACTAAAACAATTAAGGATTGGAATATCAAAGAATATAAGGGTGTCAAAGAGGGCGAAACCTTCAGACAAAAAGTCCTTTCTGCAATTTCAGGCATGACCGATGCACAACGGGGCGGACGTATTGACCAGGTTGAAACAGAATTCGCCATGATTGAATTCTTCCCACATTTTGTAACAGAAATGCAGTTGACCATTACAGACGATCTTTATCAGGGCATCGACCCTGTTGAATAATACAAAATAGTCGGTGGCTGGTATGTTGCTGGCTCATAAAACAAAAGGAGGGAACAGGCATGATGAACCCATACAAGGGCATTATCATAATGGAATGTGAGCAGGATGGTTGCAGCAAGGTTAATAGCAAGGATGTGAAGCCCGGCTGTATCAACTGCAATGCCAAAATAATGATTGTGGATCACGGCGGCAAGACACTGGCAGAACTGGCAAAAATCAAAGTTGAAGCCCCTGCACCTGCTGCAAAGGCTTCTAAAAATAAAAAGTAAGGAGGATATTATGGGATTTGAAAGCGTACCAACACATGGAAAAGTATCAAGGATTGAAAAGGCAGGCGTGAAAATGGCATTTACAGACGGGTGGAACCTCAGCATAGCTGTCGACATGGCAGACAAAACAGCTCAGGGTGACGAGTGGAAGTCAGGGCTTCCAGGGCAGAAAGGCTGGAGCGGGCAGATTAACGGTTCATTTGCGCCCGGGAACACAGAGCACAAAGCAATCATTGACAACATCATTGCTACGACTCCGGTGCTATTGACGGATGTTTCATTTGTGCCTGATACCGGCGCAAGCAGCCTTTCCGGGAACCTCTACATCAATAGTTTGGCCATTACTACCGCTCTCGGGGCTGTCAACAAGTTCGTCGCAAGCTTTACCGGGGATGGCGCCCTGTCTATTGTTTAAGGAGGTGTGATATGAGCGATTTAACGACCCCTACACATGGCAAATTTGGGGCAATCTACCGCCTGAGACCAAACGGTTTTAAAGGCGACGGGTTAAACGATGTAACCTGGGGAGCCGCCTTTGCCGGGGCCGCCTCCGGTGACTTTGAGGTAGTAATTGATGGGGTCGGTACAGGCACCGCTGGTGTTGATACTTTCAAGTGGCGCACAAATGGTGGGGCTTGGAACGAAACGGTTGACATCACCGGCGCATCTCAGGACTTGGGAGCCGATGGGCAGACAATCACCTTTGCCGCTACAAAAGGCCATACCGAAGACGACCAGTGGAGTATCGGGAACCTGAAAGCAGAGCCCACAACGGAATCCGGCACAACAGCACAGATAACGGAAGTGACACACAGATTGCTGAACCCTGATGCAACCCTCGTATGGACAGACTCCGGGGGGGCAGTTGTGGAATGGGTAGACTGGTCAAGCGGTACGGCGCATTTTAATAAAAATGTGGCCACGGTTACAGTTGCAGGCAACAACGGATACGTATTAGCATCGGGTCTGCAAAAACTGGGTTATCTGCTCTCGTGGAACATGACCGCAACCCTTGATCTGGCAGATACTACTGCAATGGGTGATGAGTGGAAAACATCATTACCGGGACAGGTGGGAGGCAGTGGCGGGAGTGAAGGCTTTTTCATCGGCAACGCATCCCTGCTCGATGAGATCCTCGCAGCGGCGAGTGTAGCACAGAAAACGTGCCTTTTGCAGTTATTTACCTATGACCCGGATCAGGACCAGACAGGATCACATTTTAATGTCTGGGTGAATTTCACCGGCATGGGTATGAATACTGCTATCGGTGAGGTAATTAAAGAGTCGGCAAACTTCCAATTCCACGGCAAGCCGTCTTATGTAGTGAATGCGTAAAGGAGGATTTGTGATATTAGACATTAATAAATTGAGTTATGAGGCCCGGTGGTTTGACTTTCAGGATGGGGTACGGCTCAAAATAAGACCGTACCCGGCAAGCATGGTTGATATAAGCATCAGGGGTAAAAAGGGTGTGGTATTCGCCGGGGAAGATTCCCTGAATCTGTTCTTGTACTGCCTCATAGAATGGGAAGGGATTGTCGGCACGGATGATAACCCTCTACCCTGCACAGAAGAAGTTAAGCGCAAGATATATGATTTTCAGATGGGAGATATATCACCCTTTGTAATTGCAAAGGCAAGAGCATTCGAAGAGCAGAAAGAGGTAGAAGAAAAAAACTGAGGGGCTGGGCTGATTGGTGGTTTGCTAAATCTAAAATGACCTGTGATATATGCCGGTCATCCCAGCAGGATAGATTCGAGGGGTATAAAGATTTGAATTGTGAAGGCATCAACACAACCGATGAATGCAGGAAATTGAATAAAGAGGGTCTGCCTTTGGTGCCCAAATTATCAAGGGATAATGAACGCTTCATTAGGGGTATCTTCTCCCGGATTTCGCCGGGCCTGTTTACCGGTATAGGGGGTTATGACTATAACTCAATCCGCCTCGCATTTGACGTATATGATGTCCAGGACGCAACAGAGAAGCGGGCTATTATGGATAAATGTCTTGTGATAATTACAGCGCACAGCGAGGCAAGGAGTAAAGAAGATGGCAACTCTTAAAATAGACCTTATCGTTGATGACAAGGGAACCGTTACTGTCAACAAAATGAAACAGGACTTAGGTGCCCTCGACCAGGTCATAAGAAAAACAGACACGGCTGTATCGGGGATTGGCAGTAATCTACTCAAACTTGCAGGAGCCTTTGGTATAGGTTTCGGCATATCACAGATAACCAATGCCGCTAAAGAGTATGCGGTACTCGGCGCAAAGGCTATGCAGGCCGAAGAAGCATTTCGCAATACCGCCGCATCGGTAGGAGTGAACGCCTCTGCATGGGAAGAGGCATTAAAAAAGGCTACTGCATCAACGGTTGATAGCTCCGATTTAATGCAGAAGGCTATGAAGGCCGTTACTGGCGGTATGAAATGGGAAGATACCATCAAGCTCGGAGATGTAGCCCGTATCGCAGCGAGAAGAACAGGCGAGGATGTAGGTGAGGCATACAACAACATCAGTGATGCCGTTGAAACCATGAGGGCAAGAGCATTGAGGGCTTACGGATTAATCACTAAAGACCAGGCCAAATGGATAGAACAGATTAAATCGACAGGGCAGGAACTCGATATAATGAGTGTAATTATGACGAATTATGCCGCTCAGACTGAGATAATGGGTAAAGCCGATGATAACGCAGCAGAATCATTTCAGCGCGCAAAGGCGGCTATACAAGATTTCAAGGAAGCTATCGGCAAAGGATTAATTGAGGAAATAGGGAATTTAGTAATGGCCTTAAAGGGGCTCATCAATGTTGGGCGTGAAATAGGCAAGGAAGGATTTTTTACATGGTGGGGGCGCAAAAAAGATGAAACCGCTAACATGCTCAACATGAGTAACGCCGGTTATATGCCCGGGCCATATAACGAAGGGACAGCCGTTGCCAGCGATGAGGCACGGCGTAAACAAGAGGAAATGAACAAAAAATTAAAGGCCATGTCGCAGCAGGGATCATATGATTTTATTACGAATGCCATACGCAATCTTAAACAGGAGGTCGATGCGCTTAACCCGTCCCTGACGGAAGAAGATAAGACACTGAAAAAGATTACCGACAAGATAGAAGACCTCAACCAGCAGGCGTTGCAGAAGCATATAAGCCTTACGGGGCAGCAAACAAAAGCCCTGGAAGCATTAAAAAACCAGACCATCGAATATATAAGAATCCAGGGGGTTTTAAAAGCTCAATACAACGATATCGGGGAATTTGAATTTCATTCCGGGATGATTCATGATCAACCCTTTACGCCCGAGGATATAGCCATTGAGGCTGAATATATCAAGACGATGGCAACATACATGGACGATTTCGACACGGCTACACGCAATGCACAAAACGATCTCGAAACATTCTTGGAGCAGGAAGGGTTCACCATCAAGACCATTGAGGATCTTCTGAAGCAATCTTTTGATGCTATGGGGGATGCCTTCGGGGATTTCTGCGCAAATGGTACCTTTGATTTCGCAAAAATGGCGCAATCAATCATAAAGGATATTACAATGATAGCTTATAAGATGGCTATATTCGGGAATGCCCAAGGCACTGCGGATATTAGCAAAGGGGTTTACGGTTGGGCAGCAAGCGGGTTGAGTTCTCTTTTTCTCGGCGGTTCTGCAGCAGGGGCATCAATGGGATTTGGTGACTGGACTCTCGGCTTAGGATTTCACAAAGGCGGTACTGTGGGGAGTGATTCGCCCACTTTTGCAAATGTCTACCCTGCTTCGATGTTTAGCAATGCGCCTCGCCTTCACAGCGGATTAAATTCTGATGAATTCCCGGCGATATTGCAGGGCGGAGAAAAGGTAATACCAAAAGGCGGGGCAAAATCAGGTGGAGGTTCTCCGACTTTTATTGTCCATATGGAGAACCCTGTCTTCCAGGATATGGACACACAAAGGCAAGTCATGTCTCAGATAGCCACTGTAATTGCCAAACGGGTAGCCCCCGGGGCGGTTGTTGAGAATTACCAGAATGACGGGGCCATACGATCTATGGTCAGGGAGCGTAAATAATGGCGGCGGGCGGAGATTTCACTTTAATACCCTCGGTGGTTGAGATATTGGAACCGGCATATAACAATGTAATATCTCAATCGGAATCAATGAAAAAAGAATTTCTTAATATTTCAGCGGCCCCGCAGGAACAATACAGGTTATCCTTCAAGGCGTTGACGAACACTGAAATGGCAACCCTGAGAACACATTTTAAAGACAATTCAGGCGGTTATTATCCTTTCGCCTGGAAGTCCGTGCCGTCCTATATTGACAGTGGAGCTAATATAACGGGCCGTTGGGTGCAGGGAAGTTTAAAAATACCGCCTGTATCAGGCAAATATTGGGCGGTAGAAATCACATTCGAGAAGAGTATATAGATGAAAGCGCTTGAAGCGGAGGTTGTAACTCAATTAAATGCAACGGGTAAAAGACCCGCTTTATTATTTGAGATAGGCCTTTCTTCCACGCTTAGATTCTGCGCCTACAAAACAAATATCACCTTCCCCACAGCGGGGAATGTCTATACCGCAAAATATATTACTGTCGAGGGCGTTAGCCAAAGTCTTGAAGGGCAGATAGAACGCATTACGGTTAAATTCGACAACGTTAACCGGGATATGGCGGCCTATGCCAATATTGAGGAATTCAGAGGGAAAACTCTCATTATAAAAAGGGTTTATCTTGATGCTATGGCAAGCGCATTAAATTATGTTGAAGTATTCAACGGCTCCATGGAGCAGCCCAAACCCATTGATAGGCAATGGCTCACCGTGACCGCCACAGTGGGGAAACCGCTAAGCCGTAAAGCGTTGAAAGTAAATTATCAGCGTCAATGCCCTTGGATATTCGGGGGGGCAGAATGTAATATAGATGGCAATGCAGATTTAACAACCCTGAAGGCAGTAGGCACGGCGGATAGCGGCACAACGATAACACTTGTTGATAATGCCCTCACTCAGGCTGATGATTATTGGAATTATGGAGAAATCACCATCGTAAAGGGCGGTATAACTTATTATCGCAAGGTAAAGAGTTTTGATGCGGCAACAGATACCATCACTCTTGATGTTGAGCTCCCCGTTGCCATTGACAACACATGCACATATACGGTTTATAAGGGATGCGACCAAACGCTTGACGCCTGTTTGTCAAATAATGCCTGGGGTCCATCGGCAGATAATAATCTTAATTTCGGCGGTTGCATCCATATTACAAAACTGGCTGATGCCGGGTAAAGGAGGTTATCATTGGTCAAAAAGTTTGAAGTCGAAGATATAGCGAAAATATTACAGATAGATCATACGGGGCCTAACACGGCTCCTCTCCCATGCGAAAAAAGTCAATGGGTGCAGTGGCTCGTATCAATGGCAGATAACGAGAAAATAAATATTTCCGGTGAAATTATCGATGATAAAATTACGGGGTATATGGTTCTGGTAGATAATATTCTGCCGCCTGTGTTTTCGTGCTGTTCATTACTTTATTTGTGGTCGCCTCATTCTCACCGGATAACGATGGCCTTGGTTGATGCAGCTATGGAATGGAAAGAAAAAATAGGGGCAAAGAATGGCATCGCCGTCATGCCGCTTAATCACAGCGAAAAATATATGGCATCTTTTGGGGGTAGGTTAATTGCAAATGTTTATGAATTTTAAGAAGGAGATTATCTAATGCCTCCCGTATTGATACCGATATTTGTCGGATGGGGGATGACTGCAACGTGGGCTGCCGTTGCCGCATGGGGGCTTACAGCCGTTGCTATGACGGCGGTAAGCTGGGCAATGCAGCAAATATTTACTCCTGATATTTCCGAACCAGAAAATTCCTCAACATACAATGGGGCAAACGACCGCATAGGGAATACCATATCTGAGGATATCCCTATCGCCCGCGCTTATGGGCAGGTTAAACTCGGCGGTAACAAACTACGATTCAATAGCAAGGATGATGCCGATTTGAGAATAATCAATGCTTATTCTTTGGGGGAAATTGAAGGCGTCATTAATCATATTATCAACGATATAGACTGGTATACTCTTACCGGGGCGCACACCAAAACTGAATATAAGGGGACGAGAACACAGATTGCAGATGGGAGATTTACCGACAATGCGAGTGCATACCGCTCAATGGCTTATACGGCTTTCACATTTGTCAAAAATGACCAGCAAATAGGATATGACCCGAATATAGTTGAGATTATAAAGGGACTCAAATGTGCGCCTCTTGCCGGGGGAGCAAATGTATTCACTCGCAACCCCGCAGTCATGCTTTATGACTGGTATAAGAACGTTGAAGGGTATGCCGATTTAGACCTTGACCTAAATGTCTTCAAATCTCTTGAGGCGTTATGTGATGCTATCCCTGCGAATGCCGGTTATTGCTCTGAATATCCTGTTAATGATGATGATCATGTAAAGGCTACGACAAAATATAGCGAAGATTACTGGCCGTATTATGCCACGAATTCGCTGAATTTACTCACCGGGTCATGGTTGAAAAATGCCTGGGCAGCTGGATTAGGTGTTGTCGCAAATCAACGCTTTCATATTGACCTCGGCACGGCAAAAATTATTAAACAGATTTATTACGAAAACGGTATTCATCTGGGAGGAAGTTCTGACGGCGGTGTCCAGAATTTTACTCTTTGGGGTTCCAATAATGCCACTGCTTTTGCAGAGTTGACTTATGGGATTGATACCAACTGGACAGAATTAACGGTCTCGCAAAATACATTTGACCAGCATACAGAATCAGACATAGCAGACCCGAAATATATTACCGTCACGAATACCACAGCATACCGGTATTATGCATTCAAATTTGCCGATAATTACGGCGGCGTGAATATGGGTATCCGCAGAATTGAATTACAAGGACCTGTTCCACGCTATCGTTTTGATTATGTTTTTGATACGGATATTACCATCAACGATGCAAAGAAAGTTTTGTGGCAGGCGTTCAATGGCCGGGTGATAAATTCCCAGGGGAAACTAAAACCTGTTTGGGATTGGGATAAAGAAGCTGATGGAGCTGGAGGGATAGCTAATAAGACCGTAAGATTTGCATTTACAGAAGACAATATTATTAAAGACACAATCACATGGTATCAACCGGAGAAGCCTAATATTTATAGAATCCATTTTCTTGATTCAACGGCGGCAACGCCTTATCAGAGAACATCAGTTGAGGAGCGGGACGAAAGAGATATCAACCTCAATGGCGAAGTATTAAAAGATGAAACATGCCTTTATATTATCGACCCGGATGCAGCACGGCGGCGTTGTAAATTCAAATATAATCGGGCAAGGTATACAGATTATGTATGCAATTTGACGTCCTTTTCAAGCGCGAGCAAGCTCGAACTATACGACCTCGTAACCGTGACTCATTCATTGCCTGGCTGGACAACGAAGCAATTTCTTATTACGGGCAGGGATGAGGATGAATATGGAAGGCCCACTTTTACCCTTGATGCGTACTTTCCCGGTGTTTATGACGATGCCACGATAGGGGTACAACCTGGTTATGCCTCGGTATTGCCCAATCCTTACTCCGTATATCCGGTTACAAATATGGCATTGGTGGAGGGAGGTTTTGTAGCTGGGGACGGCACGTGGATTTTATTTGTAACATTGACTTTTACCCGACCAAATAGTTCTTTTTGGTTTAGAGGCCAGGTATGGACTTCTGTTGATGATGGGGCAACCTATGGCTTTTATGGTAATACGACTACAGGAGAAGGGTTTAGAATAGACCCATCAAAAGCGGGCTTTGCCGCAGGTAATACATTATATGTAAAAGTGCTTTCAGAAAATGTAAATGGTGTCGTTCAATCTATTAATGAAGTAACACCCGAATCAATTTTAATATATGGAAAATTAACTGTCCCGGCAGATGTAACCATGTTTTCTGCGACAGTTGAAGATTCTGGTGTACTCTTAAAATGGAATGCAATCTCTAACCGTGATCTAAGTGGTTATGAAATCAAACAAAATGGGGTCGTCATTACTACGGTGATGAATGGTACATCCTATAGAACGGGGTTTTTAGCCGCAGGGTTATATACCTTTTCAATTATTGCTATAGATTCTTCAGGGAATTTAAGCACAACCGTAGCAGAAATTGATATTGTAATATATTTACCGTCTACGCCTTCGCCTTCTGCGGCAGCGGTCGGAGAATGGGCGGTTGTCACCTGGGCCGATTGCAAAACATCAATGCCGATAGCATATTATAAAGTCAATACGGTCAAGCAAAGTAATTCCCTGAGATATACCGAGCGCATAAATTGGGTAGGGTTAAAGGCTTATGACATTATCGCTGTTGATATTGCCGGGAATGAAAGCGCCACGGGTTCAACCTCATTAACAGTTACAGCACTACTCGCCGTGACGGATATAATACCAACCGGCCTGACCTATGCCATTAAGCTGGCGTTAACCTATACCAAATATACCGGATTTGAATGTGTTGAGATATGGGCATCGGCAACAAGTAACTGGGCATCGGCTGTAAAGGTAGGTGAGACTGCTGATACGATATGGCAGCACAACGGCCTTAGCCTTATTGCAACACGCTATTACTGGACTCGCACAAGAGATATTTATGGAAATTATAGCGCATGGTATCCGTCAAGCTCGACGTCAGGTGTGATTGGTACAACCTCGGCAAACCCCACAGATTATCTCACCGCTTTGGCGGGGGCAATCACAGAAGATGAATTATATATTGATCTCAGCAGCAGAATTGACCTGATAGATACCTCTGATTTTGTGCTTGAAGGGGGAACGATAGAGGAGAATATAGTCGCCGGGATGAATGGGGCTTTCTCTGGGTTATCGGATGTACAAGCCATTTTAAGGGCATCCCTTGACTCTCAGGGAACCTTGCTTGACGCGCTTGAAACAGAGATTGCCGGGCTTACATCGACAGAATGGAGCGCAACCGGGGATTATATTTTAGGCAAATATGTATTGTATACCGTTGATAGTAAAATATACCGCTGTCTCATTGCTTACACATATGCAGTAGAAGGTACTAAAACCCCGGGCGTGGATACTGATTATTGGGAGGAGGCCGACTCCATTGCTGTCCTGGTTGCAGCAATAGAAGACCGTGTTGATGTGTTGGAAGTTGATTACGGGCTTGTAGACGGGCGGCTTACAATAGCCGAAAGCAGCATAGTTACAAATGCAGATAATATATCCCTTACCTCGACGGTAATCGTCGGGCCGGTTGCCCTCGTTGCCGGGATATTGGAGACCGGCATCATTGTTGAAGACGTGGGGGACGTCGTAAATATTGATGTAAGGATAAGTCAGGCGCAAATAGAAGTGAATGGCGCTAACGCTGAAATCATTCTACATGCAGCGTTGCTTGATGGCATAGAAGGAAGGCTATCGACTGCCGAAATTGATATAAATGCAGCCGAGGCATCTATAATCTTAAAAGCAAGCCAGGCTGATCTTGATGTTCTTGGCGGCGGCCTTTCTGTAGTGGAAGAAACCTTATCAGCGGCAGAATTGCAATGGACGGTAAAACTTAATGGCGCCGGACGTGTGGCAGGGGTTGGCCTTATGCTTGGTGCGGTAAGTTCCGAGTTCATTATCCTTGCCGATAAATTTCAGGTTGTCAATCCCGCGGATACAATGGCTCCAAAAGCGGTTTTCACTGTCGGCAATATAAATGGCGTATCTGCGGTAGGTATCAATGGCGATCTGATTGTTGATGGTTCAATCCTTGCAAGGAATATCGGAGCAAATGAAATAATCGCAAATGTAGCGAATATTAAGGATGCTCTGATAACGAATGCAAAAATTGCAAATGCAACAATTGAAGAAGGCAAAATTAAAGATGCAACGATCACGGGCGCCAAAATAGCCCTCGCCACAATAGAGAATGCTAATATCAAAGATGTTACGATTGAGACTGCAAAGATTAAAGATCTCAATGTGACTACGCTGAAGATCGCTGGCAATGCTGTTACAAATTCGTTGAGTGTTTATACCGCTGCCGGGTTAGCCTGTACGAAAGGGGGTGCAGTCACCACAATACAATCTCTTGCCATTGCAGCTACGGGTGCTCCTATTTTTCTTACTTTTTCGTGTAACATGAACAATGGCTATGGGGAGAGTGCAGGAATTTTTTATATCTACAGAGATGGTACTTTGATTTACAATTCCAGTTTTATTGTAGCAATGCAAGAGGTAAGTAGTGATTATTGCATGTATTGCTTTAATATGACCGATGCACCAGCAGCAGGCAATCACACTTATTACATAAAATATCTGAATGATATGGTTGCAGCCGATTCAACCGTTACATGCAGATCATTAATGTTAATGGAGATTAAAAAATAATGAAAAAATATATTGTACATGATGAGACCGGTAAAATTTTAAGAACTGGTATTTGTCCAGCCAGTATGTTGCGGATGCAGGCACAAAGGGGTGAATTCGCCATTGAAGGAGAAGCTAATGATATTGAACATAAAATCATAGATGGTAAAATTATCAGAAAACCTCAAGTAGAGATTGACACCATAAAGGACAAGTTGTATCCAAGGCGAAACCCGGAAGAAATTCTTATCCATGAAAAAATAAGAGAAATATCAAGAAGGCAGGCCATAAAAGAACTGGAAAAAGAACGGATAAATGGACGCAATAATAAATAGTCATTCCATAATGACAGAGATAAAACAGGAGGTCTACCATGACAGTACCAGAAATTGTCAGAGAGAAAACACTGGCAGAGATAATCGTCGAGCGGGATGCAATGATATTGAATCTCGTACAGGAAAACGAAAGATTGAAGACAGAAAAGAAAAAAGAAGAGGTAAAGGAGGTTTGATATGGCTATAACTATTGTAACCAGAGCAGGGAAGGGAACGCCATTAAATGCTACGGAATTTGACGCGAATGTTGTCAATCTTGCCGCGGCCATTGACCCTGAGCATAATGCAAACGGGACGCATAAGGCAGCCGCCATTACCAGCGGAGGCGGTATTCTGCATTCCCTCGCAACCGCTGCAAGTGACTTTCTTGTAGCATCGGGGGCCGGAGCCTTTGTTAAAAAAACACTCGTTGAGACCAAGGCGCTCCTTGGGTTAGTTATCACCGCCGGTAAGACCGTAACCGTCACCGATGATGTGACCGTATCAGCAGAGTTGCATGTAGAGGCTGCAACTCATGTTAATCAGGATGTTTCTTCTGACAGTACAACTATGACTGTTGCTACACAGGCTGATAATACCTCTTCAACTCTTGTTGCCACCACCGCCTATGCCAAATCCCAGGATGCCGCCCTCGCAAGGGAGCCTAATCAGGGGGTTGCGCTGACGGCAGGGGCGGTCGCGGCAATCAAGACAACTCATAGTGCTGTATTCTCAAACACTACCAACAGTTTTGGAATTGGCGGTGTATTTTCCTTACCTTCATGGACACCGGCAGCGAATCAGACATTAAGAAATAAATGGGTTGCGGGTGTTGGTTACAAACTTGAAGTGGTTTTAACATCTGGGGCATTTGTACTTTATCTGAATGAGAAAACCTATACATCAGCAGTCCCAGGAGGTGGGGCAGCATCGAATCTCGTTGCAGGTACCAAGCATAGTGTTATTGCCGTTCCAACAGTGGGGGCAACAACAACCACTGTTTCATTCTCCCTTGATGGTGTTCTGCTTTCAACCACAGCAGCACAGAATAATGAAGATGTTACGACTACGGGAGATATGTACACTGGTGGCACATCAGCGGCCACTTTCGCCATGACAGTGTTTGATACTTATGATTTCAACCGTGCCCTCACCGCAGCAGAAGTCCTTGACCTCTACAGGAAAGGGGTGGCAGAGAGTGATAAGTGGGGGAGGCAGACGGAGCTAGTTACGAATGGGGGATTTGATTCTGTAACGACAGGATGGAGCGGACTGAATGCTACAATAGCATCTGTGGCGGGAGGGGAAAGTGGGAGTTGCTTAGAAATCACTCGAACTGGCGGAACATATCAAGCGGCATACGCTGGAAAAACCGTCATATTAGGCAAGCGATATAGGGTGTCAGGTTGGGTAAAATCAGGCACTTCTGGGAACGAGGCATTTAGCTTTGGCATGGAAGATAGCGGTTTCATTGGCGCTAATCCCGACGGAAGGATAACTGGAACGTCATCGGGGACATGGACTAAATATACGCTAGAATTTACTGTTACCACAACTACCACTTTTCTGGTTTATATGACAGCGGTAAAGAGAAGTTCTACGGCCGGGACAATGTTATTTGATTCTATCTCCCTCGTCGAAATCGGCGCTACCCTCGCCTTAGAATCAGAAGGAATCCAACCAGATATCTGGTATGATAGTTCAAGCAATAATCTTGATGCAAGTTACCCGACAGCAGGGGCAACTCTTACCCGTCCTGTAACTAAAAAAGTAAAACAGTCTACTCCCATAGCAGGTGGTACGGGTGCAGTAACAGTCACTATTGCTATGATTTTAAATGGTGTCCTTACAGCAAACCCGAGTGCTGCCAGGGCATATACTTTTGAAGTAGGCGGGACATCAGATGCAATCGGAAGACTCAATATTCTTGATAGTTTTGATTGGACGATTATAAACACAAATGCCACTTATGCAGTTACCGTTACCTCGCCAGATGCGACACATACGATAGTGGGTAATGCCATTGTCGCTTTGTCAACTTCGGGACGGTTCAGGACGGTAAAGACGGCAACAAGTACATTTATTACATACCGGATTAATTAGGAGGTAAAGAGAGATGATTCGCCTGGTAAGTAAAGATTTGGACTTCATTACAGTATGGGAGGTAGGTAGTAGAGGCGGTATAATACATAGAATTAATAATATTATTATTTTCAAATTTTGATAACGAGACCCCCAAGGTGTTAGCAATCAATAACAGATTAGGCGTTGTTGGAGATTCTATCCCTCTTTCCCATCGGCTGATAGTAATTTTATGGACTCCAACAAGGTCGGCAAGCTCTTGTTGATTCAATTTTTTTTGTCTCCTTAACTGTCTAATATTAAAAGAAATATTATTTTCCATAAAAATAATTAGGTATTTGCTTATTTTTATCTTGACAAAATATAGACCCTTATTTTATAGTGTCTTCGTGAGCTATGATAATCAATAAATCAAAAAATCACAACTTAAAAGGAGTAAAAAATAACAGGCAGGTCGGCGCAGAGTCTTACCCCTCTGTCATAGCTCACAACTTGCTGTCCTGCCTGTATAATAAATATTACCTCCACGCTTCTCATACTTCCCCCTTAGGAGCCGGTGAAAGTCCGGCTCCAACCTTATCTCAAAAAGGAGACACGATGAAAACCTTAATTTGTCTGGTATTGGGATTCATATTAACGGGCTGCGGCGCAAATATGCAGGTGATTAAAGAGCAAGCAATGAGCCGGGTGGACCCTATATCAATTCAGGATGCCGCACGGTTTGACACAGACCTATCAGAATGTGCGGTGTATGCAGAGAGGGAAGTGAGGCGGGCACGGGCAGAGATGGCAGGGAAGGCAATACTCGGGGCATTAATCGGAGCCGGTATTGGTTATGGCCTGGGCAGCATGTATAACAATCAGGCAATAGCAAACAGGGCATTAGCTTATGGAGGTCTTGCCGGGGCAGCCGGTGGTGTTGCAGGATCGGCAAATCACTATAATGCAATTATCGGTAACTGCCTGATACACCGTGGATATTCATTATTGTGGTAGGGGGACATTATGCTCATAAAATCACAAATTATAGGGAGAGTAAATATGCTTGAAACAGTAATCTGTATCACCTGTCAGCAGGAGGTTGCTGTGAAGCTGGTCCCCTACGGACATGGGAAAGTGGCCATATGCCCGTTATGCGGGAAGTTAGCGTATGCAAACAAAGGAGATAGCCATGAAAAAGAAATCCGTAATTGATAGGGCATTAAAAATCCTTTTGAAACAGGCCCAGAAGCTGAAACAGCAGCCGGAGCTATTCAGACCTCGACCGGCAAACCTTAAAGGAGGGGGTATTCCATGCTTAGAAACCTTATTCATATCGTATTTATTGGAGCACTAATATGCATCACTATTATGGTGTTTCTATCGGGGGTTTGCGATGTCCAGCAGGATAGAGAGGCGTGGATGGCTAAACATCCTCGGTGGAGAATGGAATTGTTTGTGTTGGAGAACGAGGTGGGCAAATGAACCCCATCTGCCCGAAGTGCGGCTCCCATTTCATTGTCCTTCTCCCTACTTTAATTTCATAATTCTAACTATATCGGCCAACTCTCGTATTATGGCTATTGAACAAACCATAACTTCTACTATTAATACACAAAAAAGAAACACCATTGAGTCTATCATTTTCCTCCTCCTGTATATAATCTTTCAACATATGTAAGTTGTCTCTTCAACAAGGCAATCTCCTTCATCATCTTAGCATGTTCACACCATATACAAAATTGGCACAGGGCAGGATTTTTTAGCCATCTTAGCCCCTGCAAGTCGTCTTGGACTCAGGCTTACACGTGATTGCCACCTGTGCCATTATGATTCTACCTTAATATTTACTTCTAAATCCAAGAATATCTTTAACAGAATATCTTTAACATGAGCAAGTTCTTCCTTTAACCTCTCTACTTCTTTGTTCCAAGTTTCCAATTCATACTGCTGTTGGATAGATAAGTCTATCAACTCTTTGTTGAGAGCATCAATTCGTTTATCCTTGTCGGCTATCATCCCCCTTGCCATCTCCATGCTTTTCTTGTAGTCACGGAGTTCAAATTCAAGTGTATGGATGCAAAAAATGGCTTCTTTTACCGTAGATGCCACATAATAATGTGACCGTTCTTTCGTTGCTTGTATCAGCAAATCTTCAAGTTTTTCTTTAATGTTCATTTCCCCTCCTTCCTCAGTCCTTCAACATATTTCCTTATTTTAGGGTATTTATTCATAATTTCCTTAACCATATCAATAGCGGAGTTAGCAACGGTAGCACCATCTGCATTGTTTGTCAATTCAAGGAAACCATCAAAACTTTCTGCTATGTCTTCGACTTCTCTTTTTGTCATACTTCCCTCCATAACTTTCTCTCTTCTCCCGTCTCCTGCACTTAGGCAGGCATTACGAGAACCATTGGGTCAAACCTAATGAGTCGCTTAGAACCCGATATTTTCATAATATATTGAATAGCAT